CCAAGAGAAAGCCCTGCCTCGGGTGAGGCCTTTGAATTGCTAAAGAGAGCCCAAAGCCTACTTGAGAAGGCAGAGAAACTGGACATGGTCGAACATGAGGGCAAGAAAGTTCCAGCATTCGCCGCAGATGGTAAAGGCCCCGAGGATGAGAAAAAGAAAGGCAGTGGCAAATGCCCATCCTGTGGTGGTAAAATGGACATGGAGAAGGGAATGTGCATGAAAGCAGGATGTGGGTCGATGAAAGCCGACATGAAGAAAGGCGAGCAGCACAAGATACAGACGTTCAATTTCAAACCAGAGACCACTCAATTCATGGTTGAGACTGGTGGAAATACCTACCACCAGCAGTACAGCACGAACAACAGCCTGCTGGAGTCCGAGGATGTCGCCAACAAGGGCGCATCCTCATCGAGTGTGAACTTGGTGTCTTTGAACAGGAATCAAAATCCCCATGACAACCCTGCCCCCGGTCACCAGACGGAGGGATGAAATTGGGTTATGTGGCAGTAAGAAAGGCACCAGCCATGATGAGCCCCTGTGGAAGGTGTGGTGCAAACGCATACGAAGGATGCAGACTCCCCGGTCACGATGGGGAGGCCCTAAGTGAATGTCCGCAGTATGCACCGTCAATGGGGTGAAAGGGTGATTAAGTGCGAGAGGATGGCCTAGAGGTTCTCGCAAGGAGCAGGCTAGACCTACTGAAATCAATCTCTCAGAACCTAGACATCGAGGAAGAGGCAGGTCACTACCTACTCGCAGTCGAGAACATCCTGCGTTCAGACATCGATTACAAAGTAACTCCTGAAGACCACCTGTGCATTAAGGCATCGACCGACGTACTGAAGCAGAGACTGTCACCTAATGAGTTGATAGAATACTTGGAGAGAACCGAGGGGGACCAAGAGAGGGCCGCACCTGAGAGGAAGAACATCTCATTCTACAATAGAAATCTGTCTAGGCTTCTTCCCCAATACATAACAGAGCATGTCTGGATGGACAGGATGACCGGTGGACATGACATAGGCATGGCTCATGGTAAGTGGCCCGGTGCCAAGCCTGACACTTCGTCGGGGTACTCCTCGCATCATCCATTCCATGAGGACATCCACCCTCTCAGGATGAAGAACGTAGTCACTGGTAGGCCCACCTATGAGTCCATGCTCTTCGAGAAGTACTTCGGTCACGATGAGACGCCTTGGTGGGAGGACGACTTTCATGAGAAGATGAAAGATGCCCCTGAGGAGGACTCTTTCGCCAAGCAAGCCATGAGAGTCGAGGATGCTCATGAGGAGCACCACAGAAAACTCATGTCCCCGATATTCAACGGCATCAGTAAGGAGGATAACAGAACCCTCTACTCATTCTTCGGAGGTCCTACCTCCAACAACGCATACAGCCCCTATGACCACATGGAGACAACGAGGATGCATGACTATGAGAGATGGAAGAAGGAGAGGGCAACTGACTTCGCATCTCTAGAGGAGAGACTCTCAGGTCTCTCCGAGGAGGACAAGGAGAGGGCGATGCAGATGCAGCACTTCAAGGACAGGATGGACAAGATGTCCAGAGGGGACACTACTACCACGACCATTGACCCGACCGAAGGCATGAGCGACCAAGAGATATCCGACTTCGTCACTGAGTATGGCCCAGAGGCGGCTGAGCCCTACCCCATGAAACACAGCCACTCCATGGGTTGGGACACTCTGATGAAGGGAATGTACTTCTTGAAACCGGAGGATAGGACCAAGATACTTCAGCACATAGAAGAGAAGGGCACTGACAACTCCGAGCATCAACTCTTGCAGTTGTCTGATGGCTTAGAGTATCCAATGACGAGGTTGAAGAAAAACCTAGAGATGAACTCAGGAGCGGAAAAGCACTGGTTCAGCAGAAGCCATGCAGCCTCAGCGCCGAACGTACCCAAGACAATCGAGTCAGAATCAGACTCGAAGTTCGATGGAGGAGAAGGGGGCATGGCGAACGCACTACGGGACGTGGCATTCAGTGAGGACGCATCACTCTACGATACCATACTCAATCAGTTGACCACCATCTTGAACGAAGACGAGGATTCCGACGAGGTTCACGAACTTTCCAATTTATTCCCCCATGACGAGTACCATCACGATAGGATAGGTGCCCATAAGGAAACCTCTGACTCAGTGGCAGAGGCATTCAAAAAATTCTCAACTGACTCAAACGAGGCACAGTTGACGAAAAGCGGTTTCCTCAGCCTCGTTGGCTACGACAATGATTTGAACAAATTGGAAAATCATCCCACAATACCATCAGAGATGTACAAGGGTCCCTTGATTTCCAAGGAGAAGGCAAGGGAAGCCATAGAAAAGTACGACTCTAAAGTTTCTCTAAGTAAGCAGTCGAAGGATATCAAGAACGCCTACGGATTCCTTAGGTCCGGCTTCAACGCACCTAGAGTCGCAGACCTACCAGATGGACACAATGACCATTACATCACAATGGATGGTAAAACGAGAGGCCTCTCACATCTAGCACACAAATACTTTGGTGACAGGGGTGGATTAGGTAGGGACCCGGCCACGTATGGTGACTTCATACACAACCACCATAAGTACGGAGAAGGCAAAGACTCACTACTCGGTGATATCATAACCAGCGTCCTGAATCCTAGAGACGATACTGTTGGTCTCTACGGTGGCTTGCACGTCACACCGCTCCTACCGGGGGAGAAGACTCCATCGAGTGCCCTACAGATTCTATCAAGGCATGACGTTTCCAAAAGGAACATAGAGGGAGATGACAGGGCTAGAAGCAGTCATAACAACTATGCCGACGAACTGTCCACGCACTTCCCAGAGTTGGCAGGTAGTATATATGACAAGTTACCAACCTCTGACAGTCACTTCCGAGATGTCAAGTTCGATAGGAGAACCTCATCGGACTTCAAGCAGAATCACCCATATGCAGCGGTTGGGAGCAGAGAAAGGGGTGACTCTTCCGTGCTTAACAGAAGTGCAGCGGGTCATAGGCTCGCAATGGCCCTAGGTAGGTATAACAACCCGCTTGACCCGTCCCAAGACTTCGTCCATGACTACTCGAATCTATATGAAAACCCCGGACTAGGACCAAGGCCGAACATCCACTCGAACTACCTACAGTTCCTAGGGGATGCTAGGAAGGTCATCGACGACAGTGGGAAGATATCCTTCGGTCATGAGTTGGATGCGATAGAGAGGAGGGACATATTATCCGAGATGTTCGACATCACCCAACAACTAGACGCCGTAGAGAGCGGAATGCTAGAGCCCAAGAGGAGGGATGCTGCTATACGTCTACTAAGGGGCGACCTACAGGCCCTCATAGCAAGGGACGAGAAGTACAGGATGGATAGATTGGCATACAAGGGTAGGGATGCCGCTAGGACTGAACAAAGCAAGGACTTCAGCGACAAGATGGGTGCTGACTCAAGGGCCGCTGCTGAGTACGCAAAGAACAAACTACTAGCCATGTTCCTTGAGAAGGACCCGGATGCCTTCAACACGAGCAACCCAATGAAGGCCATGTCTAATGCAATGCGTCTAGCGTATGATGCTAGTCGTGGTCTGATGGTCGACGGTGACCATGATTTGGAGACATTCGGATACCATGAGAAGGAGGACACTAGGGACAGCCTAGAGCAGACCATGCAACAGAGGGGGAGAGTGTCGCCTCACAAGGAACTAGCAACAACACTCAGAGACAACGCGATTGAGTTGGACCCGAGCATGAGCGTCGATGAGGCCATGAAACTTCTTGAGATGCCAGACACGGACAATGATGCGCACAGGTCTCAAGTCGAGGAGATGCTGGGTAAACTAGTCGGTCCCACCAAAGCCGCTACATTCGGACAGATACTCCGAATGGGACAAGATATCGCTGGGCAGGATTTCTCTCAATTCAAGGATATAGACAGACCTATGAGGGAGCACATCGGTGATTTCGAGGATGCCCCGTATCGTGACAGAAAAAGTGCAATAGAGCACAACAGGAGTTTTCCAGAGTATGCTGCGATGAACGCGCTCACCCAACTCTCGAACCCTGCGTTCAAGTCAAGGGGCGACCTTACGACGTACGGTTTGGACATACACTCTCATCCACTACCACCCAAGAAGACAGGGAAGAAAGGCTCCCTGTGGGAATCCTCGCAGAAGACCAAGTCATATCATCAAGCGCTGTCGAACAGCATATACACATTCGACGAACAACAATCAGGACCGTTGGAGGAGGCTAGCGCTGGGTCTGTCACCAAGCCGATGCATGGTAAGATGCATGTCCCTATCAGACCTGTGTCCGAAATGACAGGCAATGTGGCAACACCCATATTCAACTCAGGTAGGATGGACTTCGGATACTCCATGAGCCCCACCATCGGAGTCGAGTTCGGAACTAGGGGAACACCAACAGTCGGTACCAACATGCCGAACGAGCAACTGCTCAATAGCGTTCCCATGCCTTGGTTGAACTACGTGTTCGGACAGGAGTGGACCGACGCCCTCTACGCGAACCCCAATCTCTCCACCATGCTCTCCGGGCTACAGAGCAACCACATGCAAGTGAGTCCTACGACTGGATTAGCACAGGTCGACGACCTATCCAATCTATCGAAAGCCGAACTACCCAAGGAACTACCATTGATTGACCCCCTCCACAGGATATTCGAGATAGAAGACATGGAGGAACTACGAGGATTCACAGGCGAGTGGGTGATATCGAAGTACCACGATGGTCAGAGGGTGAAGATAAAGAGAAAGAGTGGAAGGATAGACATCACTGATGAGGATGGTGAGAAGGTCGGTGTTGATGACGAGATGAGGGCTGGACTCAGGAAGGTCTGCCAAAGAGACTACGTCATAGATGGAACGATTGTGGGTGATGAACTCCACATCAACGACATCATGCTCTATGACGACACGGACGTTACTGACCTTACCACGAGGGAGAGGGTCAAACTCATCAGGGGGCAGTTCGACAGCCACGAGCCTGTGCATGTCCCTAGCCCCGAATCCATACGTGTCACAGACGAGGTTGGCTTCGAGGAGGCAGTGAAGGACTTGGGGGCCGATGGGCAGAAACTACTCCTGAGGGATGCCAAGTCGACTTACATGAAAGGCGAGGAGAGACATCCAAAGTGGGTTCTGCTTGCGAAAGCACAGGAGCAAATCCACATACCATTCGCAATGGAAATGGACAGAGGTCATTTCATCATCCATCTACCAGAGGACTTGGTGAAGTATCAGATATTAGACGATGAGCCAGTCAACCCGATTGCAGCGATAGGTAGCATAACCAAATCAGATTACTCATTGAGACTCGCTAACAGCCTAGAACCCTATTGGCGTCAAGGTTTCAAAGAACTATTGAAAGAGGAACTAGACAGGGCTGATTGGGATGAAGACAAATCCAATGAGGGAATGACCGATGAACGTGCGAAGAGAATAGAGCATCAGAGCGGTGGTATCCTTAAACCGAAGAAAGACAAGAACGTACTTCTCAAGCCGAAGGAGACGTTGAAGGCTTTGCTCACCATGGAGAGAATACTCGACAAACTTGAGAAGGAGCACTATCCGATGAGCGGTGGTAGGGCGCTTGGCATAGACGTGGGCTCAGATATAGCCAGCCCGAGGGGACCGACATCGCTCACGTCAGAACACGCCGTTCCTGACTGGGACATGAAGGAAAGGCCTGAGGAGGACCCTGAGAAGCCCTCTGACTATCCCAAAAAACCTCGAAAGAAGAATAAAAAGGAAGAATCCTATGCTGAAATCGAGGAATAGAACCTTGTCGTTTGACCTGCGAGCGGTATAAGTAGTATGACAGACCAAACGTGGGTCAGTGGTCCTAAGTGAGCAACTCTTCCGTAACAGTGAGTCAATCAACCTTCTCAAGGGTGGTAATGACCTCATTGTCGCTGGATACGCCAGTGTCGAGTTGGTTGACAAGCAGGGCGATATAATCACAAGGGGGGCATTGAAGGACGCATTTCGTAAGTTCATGGAAGACCCGAAATACAGAAACGTCCAACTAGCGCACTCAAACATTCAGGTAGGAGAAGTTGTTCCAAATTACACGGATAGCGAAGGGAGGTTATGGAAAAGCGAAGTCGACGATGTCGGGATGTTTGTAGTGGTTCAATTACGAAATGACATCGAGAAGGCCAAGGAAGTCTCAGCGGAAATACGCAAGGGAAGTCTAAGGGGATTCAGCATCGGAGGCCAAGCATTCAAGCGAATGAGGAAATCAGACCCAAAGAGGGGAGATTACCAAGAAATCAGCAAACTTGAACTACACGAAATCACTATCTGTGAAAAAGGAATAAACCCAGAAGCAACATTTAGCATACTGAAAGAAGACAAAGGTGAAAAAATGACAGAAGAAAACGATGACATGATGAAACAGATGAGCGACGTGCTCTCTCGTCTAGAAGGTAGACTCGACTCCATGGAGAAGGGTTCCGTACCCAAAGGACTGAAAGAACACATGGAAGACAAGAAAGATGATGGTGACAAAGACGACAAAGAAAAAGCCATGATGGACAAGGACAAGAAAGAGGACGACAAAGAGAAGATGATGTACGGCAAAGGAGACGACGCCAAGAAATCTGATGAATTCTCGGACGTCATCACCTCGGACTACCTTAACTGGATGGAAGACACCCTGAAGAGCGGTGGAGTCGATATCGATGCGGCACGAGCCCACTTCGATGATGTCGCCAAAGCAAACTTGGGTTCCACACCAGAGGAACTGTCCGACTACGACACGCGCTTCGGCGGTCAAGTGAAAGGCCGAGCAACAGAAAACGGCTCTCCTTCCACTAACGCTATAGCCAGAACAACTGGAAGCGGTGGCAAGAAAGACGTGAAGAAATCCGACTTCTTGGACCCATCACTAGTCAGTGAGTCAGATGTAGAAGCCGCATACGAGGTCTACAAAGCCGCAGCAGCAGAGCAGGACTACAGAGCAAACCTAGAGAAGCACTTCGCTACCCGATACGCGCAAGAGCGCGAAGAGGAGATTGCAAAGGCTGAGGCAGCAGCATACGATGCTCGTGGCCCTCTAGCAGACATACAGAAGTCCATCGAGGCACTTGCTGAGAGGATTGACACGGCAACCACTGCACCAGCAGTCGGTGAGATGATTGCAAAATCGGATGTACCATCAGTTAGCGTTCCTTCGACAGAAGACTTGGCGAGAATGTCATGGAGTGAGGTACACAACTTGGCAACGAGGGCCTTCAACCCGGAGTGAGGTGAAAAAATATGGCAAGAGACTACGTACGAACAATAACAGACATGGAGCGCTACTACTACGGCGCCGGAAACGCAATGGGATACTCCTACTCAGGTAGCGAGTTGCTCAAGGCTGACAGCCCTATGCTGTCCACGACTGCTGGTACCTACCAAGCAATCTACGGGCGCAAGGTCTGGTCGCAGTTGAACCAAGAGTTCAACGCATTCAGCATACTACCAAAGAGGCCTTGGGACCGCTCGGGATGGAGAGTCATCACCGACAAGCCTAACTCCGGTGTAATACACGGTGGTGTCGCAGAGAACGCAACACTACCTGAGACCGTGAGGCCAACCTTCCAGCACATCGCTGCAAAGCCAAAGACAATCGCACACACGTTCGATATGTCCGAGACGGCTATCTTCCTAGCAGACAGGGACGACGGATTGGGAGACATCCGAGCAGTCCTCAAGGAAGAGATGGGCAAGCACCACGCTGAGATGGTCAACAAGATGCTTCTTGACGATGTTGACGACAAAGCAAACAACAACTTCGAGTCCTTGGACCGAATCACCGCAGCACACGCAACCATGGGACAGGACACCAACTGGGTGGACGTCGCTGCCGACCTAGATATCTACTCGATAAGCAGGTCCGCTAACTCATGGTCAGACGCAGAGACCAACGTCGGCTCCGGCGGAACCGACAGGACACTGTCCCTAGACCAACTGGACACATTGTTCCAGCAAATCTGGGAGCGCGGTGGCAACCCCAAGGTCATGCTAACTGGATACGACACTCTGATGAGACTACAGCAACTGCTACAGTCCCAGCAGAGGTTCATGGAGGAGAAGAGAGTCACACCAACCTACAACGGCGTGAAGGGTGTACCCGGTATGGAAGCCGGATTCATCGTAGCGACCTACAACGGTGTGCCAATCATCCCAACCAAGGACATGCCAGACGATGGAAACCTATCCAAGATTTACTACCTAGACACCGACTATCTCTACTTCAGCACTGCTATACCAACGCAGTACTTCGAGAGCGGTATCGAGACCGGCGACCCGTTCGCCATCAACAGATTGGGCCAAGAGGGGCTCTACCGAACCATGGGTGAGGTATGGACCACTTTCTTCGGAGCACAAGGGAGTATTCGCAACCTAAAGTGAGGTTGCAAGTGGAGATAATTAAGAGGTGAAAAAGATATGGCAACAGAACTAACAGCAACAGCAGCAGGAAGCGCAGCAGTGACAGTCTTGGGAGCATGGGAACTCAGGGCAGGGTCAATGGACACAACAGAATACCTAGACGGTGCAGCAGACGTATCGTACCCCGGTGGGGGTCCCGGTACGTTCAACGCATCCAACTCGGATGGAGCAAACGGATACGACCCAGCACCAAAGATGGCTT